ACCCTTGACAATACCTGTTACAGTTCCCTCATACATTTCACCATCAACTTCCGCACTTACTCGGTCATCAATATCAAAAGGGATATCCTCGTCATCTTCTTCTGTATCATCTTCTTCTATATTATCTTCTTCTGTATCATCGTCATCGGCGTCATCTTCCTGATCGTCATCGTCTGATATTCCACCAGTACCTAGGAAGATATCTTTTAGTTCATCGTATGAAAGAATTTTTACAACATCCTCGAGTTGGCTTGCTTTTTTTAACATACTTACTTTATAATCCGTCTTGCGAGGTTTAAAATCAATAGTTTCGACTTCAAAGAATTTGTAACCACCTTGATTCTTTTCTTCGATTCCCAGCTTGAGGGTTTTGCCTCCCTCGAGTTCACTAAACTCATCATATCTATCATCCTCGTCTTGGTTCTTTAGGCGAGCATCTAGCTGCTTTCCAAAGAGGTGATAGCTAATATCCCAAATTTGAATTCCCTTATCCTTATTAGATAAGTCAATGACGTTGAATAATTGTCTTTGTTTGGGGATAAGGTCTTTGATGAGTTTTTCATCTCCTTCCTCTTTCCTAAGTTTCTGAACGTAATCGCAGATGGGACATCTAGTTGGCTTATCTCCCCGGTACTCAGCAGTAGCTCTGGGGCAAACGAAAGTATCTTCATTTACACCTATTTTCCGGTGAGTAAAATAGGTTGTCTCAGAGTACTCACTACCTTCATCACAATACTTATTTCCATTACTTATGAAGGGAATAATATCAACACGTTTAGTCCCTTCTGATTTGATCGACAGTACGTTGACTCCTTCTGGAACATTCAGGGAAGTTCGATCAAATCCCGATGAATGTTCTGCTGCTCTTTTCCTTGCCGCTGCTGCGGCAGCACCTCGTTGGTGCTTACCTTTTTTCTTTGATTTACTAGCCATCTTTTGATACTCCTTATTTGTCTATGCTTTCTCTTTTGGCTGAGAACCATGCTGACGTAGCAGACCTCACCACCAAATAAATTAATAACGGGACTCCAAATAAAATACTTAATCCAATTAACATGATCCAGAAAAACCATGTTAGTAATTCGCCTATAATATCAATCATTTTTTTTCCTGTTCTTCATCTTATCTCTAGCTACATGTTTATTATATTCTTCGACAGCCTTTCTACCATTAACACTCAGCTTGGGTACAGAGAAATAATCTTGTCCGTATAAATACACTAATCCCTCTAATGCTCTCTTACGGTCATCAAGGGCTTTTAGTATTCCATGTAAAAGATCGGATAAGTGTTCTAGTTTAAAAACTTTATTTTGTGCTACTATAAATTCAGGGCAAGTAGGAATAGTTGAATTGACTGCTCCCTCAGTAGGTTTTTCAACGTCATACTCTTTCGGATTTCGCCTGATGTCTGATCCTAGTTCCGCACGTACTGCTTCGAGTTTTCCCTTAGCTCGTCTTAACTCATCCTTAGCGTCTGCCTGCTCCTTAGAAAACCGGGCAACTATTTTCGGCTGTTCTGTCCAATGGACATCTAACCTGGATAAGCTGAGATCAAAAATATCCATATCAAATTCAAAGGTTTTTTCTTTTTTAGCTTTCTTCTTTTTCTTCTTCATTTTATTTCCTTCTATTTAATTATCGACTCTAAAACTCTTATCAAAAAGAAATTTTAAAATTATTTATAATTATAGACTTCCCAACAAGCTGCGGTTAATCCTGCTTTCTTACTATCATAAAAATTAGCTCTAAAGGTATCAATTAAAACATATGCCCGTCCAGATAACTTCTTTCCACCCTTTAGTAGAATTGAATTGGCATATCCCAAAATCATATAGCGTAAGGATTCAGCATCATCATCTAAATTTCTTAGGATTTTAACAACGTCACTCCATTTAGATTCAGGATTAATTAATAATCTAGCTAGTTCTATGGCTTGAGATTTTTGGTCTGACTTTTGAATAGCCTCTCTCATCTCGTTTTCATTATCAATATTCATTACCTGATTTAAAATTACTATAGCAGTTCTGGCACTCCCACCGGAAACCTCTACAATAGTTTTAATGCATTTTTTATTTATATTTATTTCTTCTTTTTTAATTATTCTTTCTAATATCTCTTTCATTGGCTCGTCTTTTATTAATTCTAGGTAAAAATGAGTAGACCTGGTGATGATAGTTTTTTTAAGCTTCTCTGGGTTAGTCGTGCTTAAAAAGAAGTAAGCATGTTGAGGAGTATCTTCAAGGAGCTTGAGAAAAGCATCCTGAGCCTCTCCTGTTAATCGGTGGCACTCGTCTATATACCATATTCTACAATCACCATCTATAGGAGCAAGGGAAACTTCCCTGCGAATTTGTCGGACCATATCTATACCACGAAAATCTGAACAATTGATTTCTCGAAAATCTAATTTACTACAATTTAATTTTATTTTTAAGATACGCATAATTGTAGTTTTGCCGCATCCACTTGGTCCAGAAAAAAGAATAGTATGAGGGATTCTTTTATTGATTATCATGCCTTTAATAATTTTTACAACTTGATCTTGTCCAAAAATACTCTTGAGGTTTTTTGGTCGATGTTTCTTATATAATTCAGTTTTCATATCTTTCCTTTTAATTAAATTCTATTGTCTTTTTATCAGCCCAGCTCTCACCATCTCTAGCTCTCTCAGCATCTACGTCTAAGGGTACGTTGATCCATTTCCATTCCTTTCTTAAATCTGTAGTCATAATTCTTTTTGCATTATGAAGAAAATCATCCACCTCTTTATTAGGCACGTCAGCTAAAATACTATCATGAATCTGTCCAATTAGTTTAGTTTTAGTTTTCTTTTTTTCAATCCAGGTTTGAATATTGATAAGAGATTTAAGAAGGCAATGAAATGCTGAGCCTTGTACTGGATAATTAATTGCTTCATTTCGTTTAAACACTCCATTTACTACAAAGCCAGTATGCATTTGAAACCCTCCGTTTCTTTGATATTCTTTCCACCAACTTTCTTTCCATTCTGAATATTTTTTAAATCTCACTCCCCAAAAATCTGCTTGTACGTTTTGTATATGTTTCTCAAATGTTCCCGGTCTTGGTTCTTGTTCTGGGTCGCAGGCTCCTAGTCTTTTAATACCTTTCGATTTTAAATAATCCCTTACTAAAAGACCATTGGGCATTATAAGATTTAATGAGTCTGCGTGATCCCATAAATTTCTAGCACAGTTAACATAATAGTCACCATAGAATTGAGGGAATACAAAACAATTTTTCCCCCCATGTCTTAGTTCTTTACTAACCTCATCAACTTCACAGGAGTAGCATTCAGCAGCCATATCTCTATGCATATCTAGCTCTGGATTTGTAACGTAAGCAATAAGCCTTTTATCGTGGTGATAGCAGCAAGATATTCTTACCTCAACTCCACTATAGTCTAATTCAATTAAACAATGTCCTGGCCTGGGTATAATAACTGTCCTTATTAATTCCATAATCCAAGGTATTCTAATTGGAATGTTTTGGAAGTTAATTTTTTCACAACTTCCCCGGAAGGTTTGAACGAGGTGGAGTGAAAAGACAGGATGGAGTAGTTCAAAAATAGTTTCCCTTTGGATGCCTAGGAGATAAGTATTTAAAATCTTTTTTAACTTACTGAGTTTCAAATATTTTTTTACATAAGGAATTTTTAAAGCACTTAATGCTTCTTCATCCGTTTTAGGTTTTCCTGTTGCTGTTCTGCTTTTACATTTGTATTTGAGCTTATCGAAAAGAACAACACCCAATTGATCGTGACTGCCAAAGTTAGTTTCCTTCCTATAAATCTTTTTCCATTCCTTTGATATCTCATGTCTCTCGAGAGTAGTGGTGAGGCGAGTTATTCTGTCATTGGTTTCCTTTATATTTTGTTGAAGCCTGTCCATATCTATACGAATGCCGTTTGCCTCTACTTTACTAAGAGCCAATACACCCTCGTGTAGTAATTGATAGGCTTGGGGAGTGATGGCTTCAATAACCATAGTTACCAACCTTTATTTTTTTTAATCTTCTAATTTGTTTCATAGCTAGTTTATACTCCAGTAAGGAGTCAAGGCCATTATATAGTAAAAGATCATTAAGATTTATTTTTTTAATTCTGTTCAGATGTCCTCTCGTTGAGGTTAGGAAAGGTTTAATATGGTTATCATAACTCACTTGTCCTAGTACGGCAAACGATTGGAACTTTAAGCCAGTTACGTCTGGTTGGCTATCTAAAACGTGAGCACAGATCATCGTATCCCAAAACCAGTTCTTTACTTCGATATCTAAAAAGAATCGTGCCCACCGATCTTCAAATTTTAAGTTTGCTGCTATCTTCTTACACGGACTTTTTAATAATGCTTTGGTAGCTAGAGCAGTTTTATCTGTCCAAGGATAGGCAATAGTGCGTTTTCCTTCTACGCATACAGAGCAGCTAATAATCTGGGCTCCGGTATACTCAGGCTTCAGGCAATTCGTTTCAAAATCGAAAGAGAAAATATTTGCTTTTGTAAATTTATTTAATAGTTTAACGACTCTATCTGTATTGGTTATTATTTCTATTTGTTCTTTATAGTTTGGATTTTTTGGAAGTGGTTTGTTGACTACACTAACTGCCTTTTTAAGGTGTTTATTAAACCATAAAAACAAACCTCTATTCCTTTCGTTGCGTAAAAGAAAGGAGGGGTGATATGTAGGAGCAATCCACGAATTAGTTTCAAAGCAAGGTATTATAAAACCAGCCCACCGGGCAACTGATCCTGTCCCTTCTTTCCATACATAACCGATTAGACTATCAATGGCAACTTTACCTAGAAGTATAATTATTTTTGGTTTCTTTTCTTTTATTACTCGGAATAGATTAGGCCGGCAACATTCTATTTGAGTATCATCAGGTGTTTTATTATTAGGAGGCCGACAAATAACGGCATTAGTTTTCCAACAATCTTTATCTAGGTCAACTCCAATCTCTTTTAATTGCCTGCGTAGTAATTGGCCAGCATCACCTATGAGTTGGGTACCTTCTCTATCCTCCTGCTTGCCCGGAGCCTCAGCAACAATCAAAATCTCCTTCCTACCTTTTCCAGTTACACCCATTTTTGGGGTACGGCAGTTTTTATATAATCCACATCGGCCACATTTAGATAATTTATTTGTTATAGGTTCTTTCGATTGTATTTGTGATGATGGATAAAAGCCTTTTTTACTCATTATCTACTTCTCCCAAGCTTGTTACATAAGTGAATTTACCACCTGATGCTTTTAGAGCTGTCTCATTTATTTCACAATCATGGTGTTGGGTAACTATCTTGGAAAGGATTTTTGGTGAGATAGTAAACTTGAAAGACTCGCCGGAATAATCCGTTTTTAAAATCTCAGTAAAGGTTCCTCCACTCCCTTCCCCACTTACTTTGATCTTACCAGACATTAATGATATCTGGATATCGTCTGTTTCATTTCCTACGGTAAAAATCTCTGCCCGTGAAGATGCTTCTGTTAGTGATTTAGGTAAGGTAATCGAATCACCACTGGTTTTAATAAGATGAGTAAGGTCTGGAAATTCCTCGAGGTACTGCCGGCAGCTGATGGTTAGTTTTTCATCATTACGAAAATGAATCCATCCATTATCGACAGCCCATTTATTCATTACCGATTCACCAACATGTCTTATGGCTTCGTGCCTAACCAATAAGGATCCTTTTAATCCTGTCTTCAGAGGATACCTAGAAATTTGAAAATTATCACAGGCCTCTATCCATTTCGGAGAAACGTGAACGCAGGTTAAAGAAAAAGTGCTTTCATTTTTGCTAGCACAGGGGCAGACTGATTCTACTGCATCGCAGAATTCAACAGGTAGCTCTTTCCAGGAGGATGATTTTGCTTTAGGAATATTTACAGCTTCAATCCCCATTAAAATTTCCTCTTCCATACGGATAGAGGCTTTTCTTCTTTTTCCTTTTACTATAAACTTACCATCACCGATTTCAATTCCAATCCTTTCTTCGGGTAGCTTTCTCAATATATCAATGAGTGGTCTACCTTGGACAG